TTTTAATAATTGGGATGACCAAAACATTAGATGGATTTTCTTCATATGCGCGCATTATCCACGTTGGAAATAATGCTTGAACTGTAAGATTGTCTCCAAACCAGTTTTGATTTTGCAGATCAAAATAATCAGAACCGTAAAGTTCTTGTGCTCTTTGAAGCAATTTTTGAATCTTTACAGATTCGGTAACAGGTTGATTATTAAAAAATAGAATCATTGTTGATAAATTACGGTAATACCTACTGGAGCCAATGATGAAAGATAACTTACTAATTGTGCTTGTTCAGTAATTCCAAGATTGGTGACAAACACCTTTACCTGACCAGCAAGCAATCCGTTTGAAACACTAATTAAAGATTCATCGGATGTTCCGGGTATTCCAGAACTTAAAATTGCATTTTTATAATCACGGATGGTAACACATCTTTCTTGGCCTGTTGCTTTGAACAAAAGAGAGGATTTGGCACGGGCTACGCTAATTTCATCATATCCACCCGATGGATCACCTGAAGTTCCAAAGATAGTGTTGGCTCTTGGTGTAATAACTCCATTATTTCCAGCAGAACCGTTGCTTAAAATTCCTCTGACGACTATTTTACTTGATGTAGTCAACTGGCGTGCAGATGAAAAATTGTTTGTAACGATGTAGCCCCTTGGACCATTTATAATTGTAAAATGGGTGTTATTTGAAGTTTTTGTAGTTGATGTTTTTTCAACTCTAGTCCACTTAGTTTCTACTTCCGTGATAACATCGGTTTCATAAAAATTTACTGTTTCTGGGTTTATTGTGTATGGAATTTCACAAGACTGGGTATCATAGTCATAATTTGTATAACTTATGACATCAAAACCCGAATACAAATCAATTGATTTAGAAGTATTTGCAGTTATTCCCTCTATGTTAAAGAAAAACAAATCAGATCCATTTGTTCCCTTTCCATTAAAGGTGCTGTACTCGGGAAGAGCAGTCGTTGTGGTGATTGTTCTGTTTGTCTTGGCGGAAAGAGTTGGAACTAACAATACCCCATTATTAGATGCGATTCCAAGCAAAGACTCCAAGACTGTTGCAGTTGTGGCAAAAGAATTAATAAATCCATATTGAGCATAAACGCCATTGTATGCAGTTACCGTTGACAAAATATTGATTAAAAGATTGACTGCGCTGGCTTCGTTTCGAAAATCAAGATCCTTCAAATCACTTTGTTTTTCCAAAAAAGTGGTGAGAGAATTTTTGATATCATCAAAATCCAAAGAAGCGACATTGAGATTTTTTAGGTTATAAGTCATTAAAGTGGGACCTCTACGAAACAAGATATGTTTCTTTGTGTTTTTATGCCATCATAGAAGGAAAAGAATACTTGAAACTCCATCGTAGTATTTGTTTGTCTCATCAGATTTACTTTGACTTCTGTGATTTTTGGGATGGCTGCAGCAATGTATGCTGAAAGATTTGTTTCTAAAACACCCGGATCGTTTGTTCCAAATATGTAAGTAAAATAATCCGTACCAAAATTCATGTCAGTCACCAGTTCACCTTTTTGGGTTTTCATTATATTTTCTATGTACTGTGCATAGGCATTATAACCACTCACCAAACTTATATCTTTTTTGGTGGCAGATGTGGTAACTGGCTCTAAAAGTATTGAAAAATCTTTTGCAAGCATACCAAATATTTAGACAGAGCAAATTACGGTAATTATGGAACCAAAGCAGTCAAGGCTAAAGCAGTTTCGTGGGTTCCAGAATTACTAACAACATGTTTTACACCAATTATATAATAAGAACCTGTTAAAATTGATGGGATACTGTTATAAGGAAAGCCACTTGAATTATCTACCTTTATATTAACTAATTGTCCTATTTTTAATTTAAAATCACCCGGAACCGTTATATTTACCTTGGTGCTGTATTTCAATGAATCTAAAAATTCAGCACGTTTGACTGGTGTGTTTTTGGGGGTATTCCAAAATGTAGCCACATTTAATCTTAATTTTAAATAAGCATGAAAAAATGGACCAATTTTTGGACAAGTGCAACTAAATGATGCTGATGGAGTCCCCCAAAGACATCCAAGCCAATCTGGGCCCAATTGAGCATTTATTTTTTGACATTCACCAGAAGCATTATCAAAATAAATGTCAACTGGATTTGTTGTTTGTTCTACACTCTGAGAAGGAACTGCAGATCCAGTAAATAAATCATAAACATAAGATGGCGCTCCACATGATCCAGCACAAATACCTTTTATGAATCCTATGTTTTCACCAATTTTTTTTACACTAGGGAATGTATTGAAACATTCATCCAATGTTCCGGGTGCCCCACAGATACCTCTAGTAATTGTGCTATTTGAACAAGTGTAAACGGATTTGGAATTTCCAACAAATAAAGCTTGTTGAGAAAGATTTGATCCAAAGGTTGTAATTTGTTTGGTCATGTTTGTTTCTATTCTTGTTTAAATCATTAAGGTATATCGCAGCAACCATCTACGACATTTTCTGCGGTAAAGTAGTAGAAATAATTATTGCCTTCTGTGTGTTTACATAGTTTCACAATATGATAAATGTCACCACAAGAACCAGCATCTATTCCTTTAGCTCCAATCGGCCTATAATTAAATCCTGTGGGAATACAATCAGGAACCCATCCCGGTGGAAGATAAGAATTGGTTATGCCTCGCTCATTCAGATTGATGGCCCAAGAATTGTCTTGTGTGTCTGAAGATTTTATGGTAGAAAGAGACCAGTTTTCCATGTGATGGAAATAAGTCCCACCACAAGCACCACTAAAGCAACCATCGGCTCCCTTGCCACCACAAAGGCCAGTGGCATCAAAATCTATTTTATTCCACATGTACCGATATGCTTTTTGATCTGCGCCTGTGTATCCTTTAGTACAATCTACTTCATATTTTTTCAATACTGCAAAGAAGCAATCATCGGGATTTGTTCCCATGCAACACAAAGAATACAAAACAAAGTTTTGCATTTCAAGTTTTCTTAAGAACTCCAAGTTATTCTGTTCTCCTGATACGCCATCAATAAAATTATTGTAACGAATATCAAGAACTTTTTGGAGATTTGTGCTAGTCCCCAACGGATACCCAGTGGTATTTGGGAAATCAGGATGTACCGTTGTCATGTCAAACATGTTTTTCCACATTTGAGTGTTATCAACAAACGGCATGTATCCAGATGCACCCATGAAGTTCATACTTTCAAAAAACTTTGATGTGCCAAAATTTTGTCCAAGTAGTGTGGTGCTTGTGAAATGATCAATTGAATCTAAATTATCATAATATCCCCAATGATGGGGATAAACTAGTTGTTCTGCACCGGGAGTAGAAAAATTGGTTCCAGAAGATCCAACAATTTCAAGGTTGTATCTTTGTCCCTCATCGTGGAACTGATACATTAATGTTTTTGTTATGTATTCATCTAATTGACTTGTGAGAGAATTGCCGGAACTGTTTGCTGATGCACACAACCCAGCAGGAATTTCATCCAACACCTTTGGTGTTTTTCTTACATAATAATAATTTTTAGAAATGTATTGTGCTGCTGGCTCAGTATTGTAGAAATATATTTTTTTATAGAATTGATCATCGCCAGTCAACCTTTGTTCAACCGCATCGCCTTCAAAAATAGCAAAATAATGTTCAATTGGTTCCGATGAAATATCATACTTAAATGCTTTAAAATTTACTGCTCCACTGAAATCTGTCCAAAACATAAATGTTGGAAGATTTGTATCTGTAGATATTGCACTAGTTGTTATGTAATTTAAATACTCAATCGCATTGTCGGAAACTGCTTCTGTTCTGTTTGGAAGAGTATTTAATGGTTTATAGAGAATATAATTGGTAGTATCATCAGTATACTCTCCTTCTAACCCTAGACTCCCCAATACATCCGTTCGTAGAATGCTGACAAAATCTTCGATTCTATAAACATTTGGTTTTTTTATTGCCAACAATTCATTCAAGGAAGTTGTTTGAGATTTGATGTAATATTTGTTGGTAAAGTAAATACCAACAAAGTTTTCCTCAGTATCTGAAGCGGCATTGTTCAAATAACTTACGCTTGTTATGTCAACTCCCCAAACAGGAGCAGAGGAATCAAAAAATTCAATTATTAATGAACTAAATTTATTTGTATTGATTGCAGTTATAATGTCTTTGGTATCTTTGACTATCAAAACACCATTTGGAAAAACATCGTTTACATTTTCTACAAATTCAATTCTTTCAAATACACATTCTGTATTTTGCCTAATAATATTCAATGCATCAACAGATCCATCTGTGGAGGCAAAATTGATACTTTTTATAACAGAATATGATGGATTAAAATTAAAATCAGACATTTACTTATATTTAGTGGTCACAAACATGGTTTTTAATTTTCCAGTTTCAATTGGAATATAAGCAGAAATAGTTTTGGATTCTAATTGAATTTCTTGTATGGCTGTTGTGGAAATTGCTTCAGTACCATTTGGAATGGGTGGTGTAGATTTACCTTTTGATGAACCTTTTCCTTTACTCGGCTCTCCAATTACTTCAATTTTTCCTTCTTCCGAGAATTCTACCTTTACTACTTCTTTTGTCGCACTTTTTGTGTTTGTTGGAAGGAGAGGTTTTTCTATTGCATAAGTTCCACCAGATGTTGGGTATACAATTACCACAGATGAACCAGTAGTTCCATCTTGTGAAATAAATTCAAAAGTCGCACCTCTTTGATCTTTTATAATCATTTTGTCTTGATAATAAGATACGCTTTCAATTATTGAAAGTGGACCGTTTAAATCAAAATTACCAACTGAGGAATAAGAATAAGAACCACCTGTATTACTTTTAAATGGAAGAATAATACTTCCTTTGGGGAAAGTATATGAAGTTGTTCCTGCTATGTCTTTGGTTAACTCAAGGCTCGTCTTAACTTCATTCTCGGTCAAGAACAACACAGAGTTTTCCGACAACAGCGTAAATGGATTTATTGTTTCGTTAGAAGAAACAAACATCCAAAAAGAGTTTGGATCATTATAGTTTAAATGTGCTGCTTCTAATAAGGTTTTTTTGGAATCGATGGTTATATTTGATTTTGTTACTGTTAAAAGATTAGGATCCAAAAAAGTAAAGAAATCAGAAATTAAAAAATTTCCTATTGTACTTTCAAATGTCTTTTTGGGAAGATTTTCAAAATACTTCATATATCACCTACTAGCCCCAAAACTAAATGTTGATATTTCGGATTTTGACCAAGTTGCATTGAATTGTGGAAAATATGTTCCAGTTTCAAATTCGGTAAACAACAAACCCAATAATGTTACTGAAGAGTTTCCATTTGGTAGATAACGAACAATGCTGTCAGCTTCGTCATTCTTTTTGACTACAACGCTCTGTAAAACACAAACCAAGGGTTCTCCTAGCCAATTTGCAGTCAGATTTCCCGGTGTAAACTCATCTGATGAAGTAGATACTGTTGGAGCTACGTTTCCTCTTGAAACATAAAGAGACCACAAATTTTGAGGATATGATCTTTCCGGCAATCCATCTGCTACTGCTGGATAAGATGCTTTTCTGAATGATCCTACTATATTTTCTACTGCTTGGGATTCAGCATCAGATTTTGGAGCAAACACATATTGGAAAAAATATTGTTTTCTGGCTTCAGAAACCATAGTATATTCTGCAATGTTGCTGAAGCGTCTATAAGTAGATGTTGCAAACATTCTTTCAGCAAAAAATGTAGCTGGCTGAAAAACTCTGGCCAACATGTTCACACCACCTGCACCAAAAAGATTACCACCGCTATTAGCAATTCCTGCTCTTGAGAGGATGGGTCCAACAGGGTTGTTGTTGCTTTCTCCGAAGTTGTGTTGCAACTGATAACCCGGTTCTTTGGGCATTGGGAGTTTCAAGTGCAAAAAAGAACGATTGACCACTCCGGGTCTGGTACGATCAATGTTTCTCAAAGAATATTGAGCAGCATAAAAATTCAACCAAAGTGGTTGTTCTGCAGCATAAGCACCCAAAGGGTATTGTTGGAAGTAGGCCATCTCTATTGTTATTTAGATAAAATTACCTAAATATTTGCATGGCTTATAAGACCAAATTTACGCCCATTAATAAAGACAAATATGTCGGGGATGCAAATAAAATCATTTGCAGATCATTGTGGGAACGAAATATTTGTAAGTTTTGTGACCTGACTGAGAATATCGTTAAATGGTCATTTGAAGAGATAATTGTCCCTTATATCAATCCATTGGACAAAAAACAACACAACTATTTTCCAGATTTTATCATCCAATTTAACAATCCTGATGGTTTAAAAACGTGGATGGTTGAGGTTAAGCCTAAGAAGCAGACATATTTAAAAGAAAACGCATCCAAAAAAGAAAAGATAACTTGGATTATCAATTCGGCAAAATGGGAAGCCGCCAAAAGATACTGTGATAAAAATAACATGGAATTTAAACTTATTACAGAAAAAGAGATATTTGCCAAATGAGCAATTCAATCAACGACATCAAATCATTTTTTGATAGACACAAAGGACTTCAAAGAAACAACCGCTACTCGGTGTCCTTTGTTAATCTGCCTTCTGGATTGCCACAATTGGCTCCAGACGACATCCAGACCATTGCCGTGGCAATGGGGTCCCGAGCCATCGACACCTTAGCAGACAATCTAACTGGCTTTGGCCCCGGAAGACTTGTTCCCAGATATCAAAAGTTTGTAGGTGGTGTCATGTTGAGCATGCCCATCACCAACGACAACTTTATTGTTGATTTCTTCAATCAATGGTTTAATAAAATTTACAGTGGTGGCAGAGTTGCTGGTTCTGCCCAAGCACCATTTGGTGTATCTTATTACAATGACATCATATATGGCACCGAAATGCATATTAAACTCTTGGATCCAAACGGGAATACAAACCGAACTTTTAAATTTTATGAAGTATATCCTTTGGAAAACCTTCCCTTTACTTTGGAAATGGCACGACCAAATGAATATTTGCTTTATCAGGTTTTGATGAATTACAGAGAATTTACAATTAGTTAAAGGAATTTTATGAATATTGTTGAACAGATTGAATCTTTATTGCCTTCGTATGAAACTCAATTGCCATTTTCAAAGCAAAATGTTTCATTTACATCCTTTAAAGTAAAAGATGCAAAGTCACTGGCACTTATTCTCCAAGAAGACAACAAAAAGTTGGCATTAAAAAACATGGTTGAGCTATTGAAACAATATTCAAAAGGAGCTGACATTGAAAGTTTGTGTCTGGCGGATGCTGAATACTTGTTTTTGCAAATACGGGCCAAAAGCGTAGATGAAATTTTGAACTTGATTTACAATGATGAAAAGGTTCAAGTAAACATTGCCAACATAGAACCACGAAATCAAATAGGAGAAGAAGAAGTACGGGTGTCTTCCAAGATCACTCTTATTCTCCAAACACCTACGATCAAAGATATTCTTAGACTTCCATCGTTGGAAAAAGAAGAACTTCAAAAGGCATGTATTGAAAAAATTATTGTTGAGAAAGAAATCTATAAAATAAACAAATTCGTGACAGATGAAATTAAGCAAGCAATTGACAACATGCCTTTGTCTGTTTTAAACAAAATAGATTCTTTTTTGAAAAAACAACCAGAACTTTTTGTAAAAATTCAACTCTCAAATGAAGAAAAGGAGGTCAGTGGTTTACTGAATTTTTTTACTTATCGGTAAAGTTTTTTGATTTGAGGGATTATTTCAACACAAACTTTACCATGATAAACAACTTTTCTTGGTCGTTGGAAGACATAGAAAACATGAAATGCTGGGAAAGAGACATCTACATACAATTAATCGCTGAATATCAAGAAAAGAAAAAACAAAGTTCCATGAATTCACACAACGGAATAAACTACTTTAACCTATGAACGAAGAAAATAAATTTTCTCTAGATGTCCAAGCAGAAACTCAAGCAATTTCTCCTTCAATACAGGAGGACTTGCTAAACCCGTCTGAATTTATAAATTTGCAACCATCGCTGGAACTTCCACCGAGAATTCTTATTCAGGCAACCGAAGTTGATGTTGAAGAGAATGTCAAAGCACAGCGATCAGAAACCGCTGGTTTGGATTTCAATGTAAAGATGGATGCCGAGGCTGCTTATGAAAAAGCAGAATACTTGGAAGAGCAGATGACGGAAATGCGTGGTGGGTTTCAGGATCTTTACAACAATGTGAAAAACAATTGGCTTCCTTCTCGCCAAAAAGACGAATTTGAAGAAAGACCAACAACGGAACCCACCAATCTTATCTTCTATGCTCGCAGAGATAGAATGAGCATGCCCCCACACTGGTCTTAAATAAAAAAAGCCCCCTTTCGGGGGCCTTTTTCAATCGTTCTCCATTTCGGAGAAGTACTGCAGAGGATCTTTCTCTTCAACATTTTCCACAACTGAAGATTCCTCCACATCGTCTTCGATGCTCTTGGACTCAGTAAACTGAGCGCGAATATCGTCACCGACAGACTTCTTGAACCGAGCGTTCAGTTCGTCAAAGCTCTTGAACTGGCTCTTGTCCACAAACGGCTTGAGGGGATATTGCTTCTTCCAAAGTTCCTCAAGCTTCTTATCATCACCACCGAGGAGTGGTGCAGGGGTTGCAAACTCGCTGCGATCATAGTTTACATACCCACCGACATTACGGATCTTGATCTTAAAATCCGCACCTGTCCAGAAGTTGAACGGATCAACCGCAACCTCATCCTGAAACTCGGGATGGGCGAGGCTCTGAATCTTCTGGAAGATCTTTGTTCCATACTGGTAGAGGAAGACCTTGCCCTTATTCTCGGGGTTTGCAGGATCTTCAACGACCAAGATATTGGAAATATAGGTCAACTTGCGCTTTCTCTGACGAGCAATGTTCTTGTCGTCTTCGATGCCACTGTTCCATAGTTCTGTGTTTGCGGCACAGACTGGGCACTTCTCGCCAATCGTAGTAGGGCAGTTCTCGTAGAACCACCCACCCTTGCCCTTAAAGGTATGACTGTAAACAGCCACGAAGGGGGTGTCCTCTCCTTCGACTTCGGGAAGAAAGCGGATAACAGCGTATCCGTTTCCAGCCTTGTCGATTCCCGGCTTCCAAAGCCGTTCATCCTTGTAACTCTCCTTTGCGTTCATCTTCTCCAAACGCTCAGAAAGTTGTGCGACCGAATTCTTACTCTTCTTTTTAAAATCTGAAAAATTTCCCATACTGTTCTTTCCCCAAGGATCTACCTTGGCCTAAATGACTGACAGATTATACAAGCAACTTCAGGTCAGTCAACTGGAAGTTTCTTGTTTTTGTTCTTTTTCAATAGATGTAAATTTTTAGCTTCTTGTTCAATTTTTTCAACAAGAGGTTTAGTTAAAAGTTTTCCAGCAGCAACAGGATCAAGATTCATCTCTTCTGCAAGTTCAAGAACACAATCCATAAACGATAGATTGGTACTTAAAGTTCGCTCTATCACCTTGTTTGAAAATTTTTCCTTTGCTGTGTCGTCTATATACATGGTTATACTATATGTCAGGATAACAAAAAAGCAATAATTGAATCCATCTAAATATTCTAGAACTATTTATCCCACTTTAAGGAACAAAAATGGCATTTGACTCAGATCCAAACGTACTAATTGAATCAGGTGGAAACACCTTCAATGTAGCAACAGACGCAATTGTGTTCTCCGGTGCAACTTCTCACTTCCAATACATGAAGTTGGCATACGGGCCTACTGGCTCTGTTTCTATTGTAAGCAATTCTAATGGTCTTCCGGTCAATGTCATTGCAGGAGGCATCACAGCTAATCTGGTGGGCTTCTGTGGGGCTGTACAGGGCATTCCCGGCGGAACCCCGGTTGCTGTAAGTGGTACTGTATACGCTACAGGAATTACCAGCGCCCCGGTTTATGTAAGAACCTTTAGTGGCTATCAAGTAGAAATTACGGGCGGAACACCACTTTCAAGAACCAAGGATTCTATTTCTGTTTGGGGTCCAAATGGAACCACTTGGGGATACACAAATTTAGTAAATTCTTCCGGCACTGAAATTGGAAATGTAAGCAATCCTCTCTTTGTTCAAATTTCCGGGGCCACAATTAATGCCGTCATTAATCCCACAGTCGGTGTAACCAACTCTGGGGATGCTTTAAGAATTCAAGGTATAACTGGAGGACAACCCGTTTCTACAACTGTAGGTAATACAGTTGGAATCAATGACATCGCATTATTGGCTGGCTTGACAGGATTATATGCACAACTAGTATCCTTGAATCTTGGTTTGGCGACTGCAATGCCAACAGGGTTTAAGACTGGTCGCACAAGTTCCATCTATCCCGCAGTACAACAATTGGATTCGGGTTACACCTGCGGTAAAGGTGTTACGATCAAGGCACTTTCAACAAACACCGATTTCATTTATGTCGGAAACAGTGGAGTCTTTGTTGGTTCATCAACAGGCCATGCTCTTGATCCTGGCGATCAGGTGTTCATGACAATTGACAACATCAACAAGATTTATGTAAGTTCGGCAAGTGCAACACAGGTAGTGACATTCATCGCATCATAAAATGCCAGTTTTTCCAACTCTAAATTTAGTAAGATCATATAAAAATTATGGTATTTCTGTTTACGGAAATACATATGATCCTATCTTCCAAAAGGGTTGGTTAAATTCAGCACCAAATATTTTGATTCAGGGAAATACCTGCTATCTAGATTATTCACATACTTACAATACTTCTGACAGATCTTTTCTTAAAAAGACTTTCGGAGTTGTTCCCGCTGGAACAACATTCAATTTTGGTTCTGTTCAATATTATGACAATAAGACAGAGACAAAGAAGACACTTTTTGGTACTTGCTTGTACCAATCATCCTTGAACGACAACAAAATAATTGTTGGAACCATTGTTTCTGGTCTTAGTGGAGATACTGCTTACAATTTCTACAACAGAGAAAACTTTTTAACTTCCCCACAATACACTTTCACATATAGTGGGAACACCAGCTTCAATTACATATTAAATTCTCTTCCTAATGTAAACCAAACCAATTTTGAAAAGATGGGATTCATAGGAAGTAATTTTGGATTTGAGGAATATGTGGAAATCATTGGTGGAACGGGTTTAAATTTTGGAAAACTGAAAGTAAGTGCCTTGTCATCCCTAAAGGATGGAGAAGAAGTTCTTTACTTAACAGGAACAGCACAAAATCAGACACTTATCACGACACCAACTGTAGTCAATATGTACATAAGAGGTGCTTCTGATGTGGACGAGATTCAAAAACCAAAGAATCTTTTGGGGATTTACAGAATTCATGATGAATCAAACAATCTCATAAATTGTTTTGAAAATCAAAATGAATATCAGACATTTCTACGCAAGCAATCATTGGGTGCAACCCTAAGTGGATATTGGTCACAATGTCAGACATGTCCAGACATGGCCTATGGCGAAGATTTTATTGGTGATGATTATACATCCAATCTTCTTTTTGATAATCAAGTTTATCTATACATCAGAACCGACACAACCACATCTTTCCCAGACTTTGTGCCAGTCACCAGTAACTTTGTTTTGACACAAAGAAACTATTCGGGTGATCCGCAAAATGCTTCTAACTTGACATTTACAATAACGAATGGATTGAAGATAGATTTGAGCCACGCTTCATTGCAGAATTGGAACTTTGATCTCTTTGTCGATCCTTCTTATACACAACCATTAATCAATAGTTTTGTTAAAAGTGGTGTACCCGGTTACAACAATGCGTTTGTATTGATTCAAAAGACGGAAAAAACTCCATCAAGATTGTATGGAAGATTTACTGGACCATCTTTCCTTCCTGTAACCATACAAATATAAAAAACCCCGATTGCTCGGGGTTCTTTAGTCCAACAACTACTATCAAAAATTTAGCGAGTTCTGTTTCGCATCACACGGTAATAGGAGCGGCCATTGCGGACCTCTCGGATCACGGTGTAGTTCATGTCGAAGCGGTCAAATGCCTCACGGAGATCATGCATCGTTGCACGCATGTTCTGCACACGGAAGCGCTTACGAGCCACGCCAGCCGTAAGAGGCGAACCGGAACGCATGAAATCAAACACTCTCTGAATCTTCGTCGGACGATCAACTGTAGTAATTTCCATAAAACTTTCCTTTCTTAAGAAGTTGCTAAACTATACACCCTAATCCTTGACTGTCAAGGAATTCCCTAAATAATATGGACTGAGGAGTCACCTATGAACACTAGGAACCATCAGTTTGTCAGTCATGTGAAAGATCATCTGGCACAGTACGGCATGCGGCTGGTAATAGGTCGTGGAAAATTGTTAAATTGTGGTGGCTACCGTTGCGAAGGTTATTTTTCAGATAAAGAAAAAGTCATCAAAATTGCAAAACATGGAACAAATTTTTTGGAAACTTTGGTCCATGAATATTGCCACTTTTTGCAATATATAAGCAATTCAAAAATTTACATAAAATCCGACAAAGCAATTTTGATGGTGGATGCGTGGTTTTCTGGTCAAAACTTTGATCAAGAAAAACTTCGCAAGGCATTTTTCATAGTT